GGAAAGATAACCACGTACGCGGTTTTGTCTAGATTCGAGAAGAGATCTATCTTTTCTTGATAGTTCTGCATGTGCATCGGTTGATGCTGTGGTGGTGGATAGTAATACATGGGTTCATGTTCAGGCTGTTCCTCGGGTGCGTGCGACTCTTCCTTCTCTAAGATGTCTGGATTGTAATCGATCGGATTGCCTATATCACTCTCCATTTTATAATTTCGCGTTTTATTTTTTTAACTAGATTATTCCTCATCTTCATCTTCATCTTCATCGTCTACAATAAATCCAGCCAAATTACCGTTTTCGTCGGCGTCTTCATCGTCGTCTAAATCGGAGTCGGATTCAGATTCAGTTTCGGAATCGTAATCGTCTTCATCGAAATCGACATCATCTTCGTCGCTGAAGTCATCTTCAACGTCTTCAATGATTTCGAGGCGTTCTGGTGCTTTAGAAATTCTACCCGATCGAGTCTTAATGACAGTCATTTATACTTTTTAATGATTACATCTTTAAGTCCGTCTATACATGTATTCGAATTCTATGGTTATTTTGTTCATTATTTCGTTTAATTCTTCTGCGACCGATGTATCCGTTGAAGTCACATATAGGCCGAGTTCTTCTATATTATGCATCGCGCGTTCGAGGAGTTTGCGTGAAATATCCTCATGACCACTAAATTCTCTGGCCATGTTTATGTTTGCTAGGAATTCTCGGTATAAAATACCATTTATACCCGAGTACTTATGAGTTTCCTTAATGAGATTATTGATGACGTCTGGATCAGTACCACATCTCACCATTTTAGAACTCATATAAATGATCGCGAGCAAGAAAACGACCGCTAACATTTATAATTTAGATACTATTTTATCTATAAGCCTGTGTTTTCGAGTCGAACACTTACAGTTCTGTTGTATTTCACTCTTTACCACCGTAAACGTTGCATTCGTCGAACACACCCGACACACGTGATTCGTGGTGATCACACTCTTTTTACCCCTCTCTTTGTTAATCTTATGTATTTGTAGATTTTCGTCATCGATCATGTACTTCTTGATGTACATTTTCAAATCCTCGTTTGGATCCACCTTGGGCGCTTCTGTTATCTTTTTCTTTGGTGGGGATTTATACTTCATGACTTGAAGTCGGTCGACGATCGTCGGTGGAAGTTGGTGTCGTCTACCCGAAAAATCCTTACAAAATCCATAAAAACGACCTCGCATGGTTTCGCATCGACAAAAACATTTTTGGGATACGGTATCACCCAATACGTGAAACCAGACATGATTTGATCCATGATTTCGTTTTGTATTTTCACAATATTTAGAGGTCGTGGCCACGAGGTAACTGTTTTTTTCTTTATAAATATTTTTGATTCTCGCGTGCGCTTGTCCTTGCATATTTTTTCGAATGAACGTTTCCATGAGCGCGCATGTCTCGGGATCTTTGAGTTCATTCTTTGTTTGGTTCGCCGTAAAATCACCCTCCGTTTTCATCTGACGCGCACCTTCTATTACGTTTGGTTCGGTGCACTCGCTGCGCAGTGTGGCCATCTCCATGATTTCGACCGTCGGTTCCGGTGATATTTTTTGAAACATGGACAGGGGTCCATGTTTGTACATGAGCACGGGCAAATATTCACTCTGTGTTTCTTTACCCACGCGATTACACGCCGCACACCCTTTTCCATTACACGCCCTGTGTGTCACCCACTTGTGTGAAAACGGCATTCTGAAACCACTCCCACGCGTATTTCTTTCACTGCTTCCATACACAGAGAGATCCACGATTTCATTCCAATCCTTCGAACCGTACACGAGAGTTAATGTATTTATCACGTGTTCCCTGAGCGCTAAAGCGGAAGAACGATTCACTGGAAAATTCGGCCAGTTGATGTGTACACCCGTTTTTATCAGATCCCCGACACTCTTGGGTTTAGATACACACACGAGCGCGTCTTTACCGCCGTGTTTGGAAACCTTATCACATATGAATTTACACACTCGTTGTATTTCCTCGATGGTCATCGGGTCATCATCTTTATAATCGAGATCGACGAAAAAGTTATAGGCGTCGACGGTTTTTTGTTCGACGAGATACACCTTTTCATTCAAATTTATGCACTCCACGTATTTTTTATAAAAATCATTCAATCTATCAAACGGTACGGACAGCACACCGCCGTCCATGAACACGTGTGATGGATTGGGGTTCTTTTCAAAGAAGCCATGACTTTTGCACCACTCCTTGAACATACTTACCATTACATGTATTTATTCTTTTAATCTTCTTCGTCGTATTCAATGTCACGCCACATGGTCTTTCTATAAGAAATATCTGGATACACGGGTTCATCTTCTGATAATTTCTTCTTGATGACCAAAAGTTCGTACACCTTATCTTCTTTGTGTTCCTCTATGTATTGATTCGCCTTTTTGGGTGTGTATGAATACCTATTTATTAGTAAATCGTGTATTTGCATTAAAATGTAGTTCTTTGACTTCATTATTTAATAGCAAAGGATTTTCTATTTAAGGATGTGACACACGAATAGAAATCCGGATTTTCTAGAATGTTCTTCGTGATACGATCCCACTGTTTTTTCAATCTGAATTCCTGGAGAGTATCGAAAGACATGAAATCATTTTCATCGTGTGTGCGTTTTATTGGTTGTTTTTGTATTTTTTTAATTATTGTTTTTTGTTTTTCATCATTGAACTTTCGCACGAGTTCTATTTGTTCTGGTTTTGTGTAATTCACAAAGAATACAAAAACGTTATATTCGAGATCCACGGTCGGACTCTCTTTTACTGTAAATTTAAATTCCGTATATTCGCCTTTCTTCAAAGAGACCACACCACGTGTCTCTTCTTCAAGTTCGCGAAGGGCACACCGAATTGGATTGAAAATCTCTCTTCGGCGACACCCCCCGGTCACGAATATCCAGTCTTTAAAGCGCTTATCTCTCACCGTAAGGAATGTTGGTTTATCACCCGTAAATATTACCGGTACCGCTATAGCTTTATATTTTTTCATTGCGTGATCGCAAGTTATAATTCTCTGAGATGTTAATTTTCTTCGGTCTCGGCGATTTTATTTACGTGTACCAGTTCCTCATCTTCGTCTTCGTCTTCCGCGTCGTCATTACGACGAAGGGAGGTTGAAGGTTGTGGTGGTGGTGTGTGCGCTTGAACGATTTTATTACAGAAACCTTTGATGTTTTCGATGTCACTCTTTGCCTTCGTAAACTCCTTATACATGTAGGCAGTCGCAGCGATACAAACTATGATGGCCACGATCGTGAGCGTTTCGCGGTCAAAAGACAACATATTTATGTAATAGAAACGTTAAATCTTTTTAAGTAGCTTCCTCCTGATTGACGGGGGAAATGAATTTTTCGAGTGTCCTGGATTTTGGATCATACGTGAGCACGAACACAAACCCTAGAAGAAACAAATACTTCCAAAGCATTTGTTATTAGTGTGTAAATAAATTTAATTAGAGTACATCAAACCACCCATACCGTTCTCGACACGCAAGATGTTATAGTTGACCGCATACAGGTCTTGTCCCGCAGAGAATGTACCGCCAGTAGAAACGAGTCGCGCGGAATCCAATCGACTGAAATTGAGCGAACCGGTTGGTTGGAGCTTCGAGGTCTCGAGGCAGAATGGGTACAAGAAATAGTTACCGGCATCACCTTCGACGGACGAAGCACTGGTGTGGTAGTACATGGTGCATTCCGTGTAATGTGGAACAGTTGGCTTGGAATCCGTGACGTCGGTGCCGTTGATTTGGAGCTTGATGGAACCGGTCGCAATACCGAGCGTCTTACTGTCGTCGAACACATTAGAAGAGGCCAACAACTTGATTGGGTGGTTGAAGTTAAGTTCTTGCATGGCAGATCCGGAAGCGATGGCCTTTTGTGTTTGGGTGATGATCATATTTTGTGGCATGGCCGCCAAGGTTGTGCGTTCATCGGTGTCCAAATAAACATACTGCGCATGGATTTCATAATCATTGTCCACTGGGGTATCCCACGTGATGCGCAATTCAACATCGTGATATTGGAGCGCGATCAATGGGATCGCAGATTGCCAGTTTTCACAGAAGGAGAATCGGAGTGGGTAAAATCGAGACGTCGACGTACTCGAACGATCTGGACCCTTACTCGTGTTTTGCGCGAGAATGGTCGGCGCGATATACTGAGAGAAATGAGACGATTGATCATCGATGACTTGTCCTCCAATCAAGAGTTCGACCTTCTTAATTCGGCTCGCCCATTGCGCTTTCGTATACGCACCTGGACTGCGACGCGTGATGTAGCAATACCCGAGGAGAACCCCCTTGCGTTCGAAACGCACGGT